GTCCTAAGAGACAACCCTGCAACCCACGCCGCGCCCCGCGCCATTGGCTATACGCTCCTCGGAGATGCCATTCGCTTCCCCGAAGACACCGACCTGCCAACCACCGTCTGGGTCAACTACCGCGTGCGGCCGACCGAATACAGCGCCAGCAACCTCACCGCCACCGTGCCCGCCGTCATCGCAAAAGCAGTCGGCCTGATGCTGAGTGGAGATTTGCTCCAAGAGGACGGACAGACAGACAAAGCACTGGCCATGGAACAGCTCGCCGAGTCCGAGCTGATCTCCCAGCGCGACAAATATTACTTTCAGCAGGGCCAACCCTCCATGTGGACCGCCCGCGTCAACCAATACTAAATTATGCACCCGAATACCCGCATCACCAACCGCACGTCCGGCAGCCAATTCATCGGCGACACCAACACCGTCACCGCCGACATCATCTCCATCGACGTGATGACCGATACAAAGTTCCACACGCTGACCGGCAACCTCACCGGCGCCGCGAACGCCACCGAGGCCAGCGCCGCGCTCATCAAAGCGGGCACGACCATCGACGGCTACTTCACCGCCATCAAGCTGCACAGCGGAACGGTCATCGCCTACCGCAAGTAAACCATCTGAGGAGCCGCGCGATGAGCTTGCAGTATTTTCATCACAATTTCAGCACGACGGAAAAAGGCGTCATCGGCACGGCCACGTCCATCGGCTCCTCAGTGTTCAGCATGTTGCCACACTTGGAAACAACCCTCCGTATAGGCGGACTTGTTATAGGAATTTTGGTCGGACTGGCCACGCTCATCAGCGTCCTTCACGACATCAGAAAGAAACAGAAAGAACTAAAGAAATGAGAAACTGGAAAACAACACTCCTCGGCATCCTCACCATCATCGCATCGCTCTCGACCGCTGGCCGCGAGTTCCTCGCCAACGGCAGCATCCCCGACCTCGGCCTCATCGCCGCAAGCCTGCTCGCCGGTTGGGGATTGCTGATGGCGAAAGACCACAACGCCCGCCTCTGACTCCATGCCCGCCCGCGTCACAAAAGCCATTGCAGTTGCAATCCTCGCCGTGAGCTGGGCTGCTCTTGCGGGTGGCTGCGTGACGGTCGGGTATGACTTCTTGAAGCAGCAAGCCACCGTCACGTTCGACGCGAAGACCGTCAAAGAACCGACCAAGTGATCCCCAAAAGCCGACCACAACAAAAGCGCGACGAGACGCTGAAGCAGCTCAAAGCTGCCAACGTCAGCGACCCGGTGTGCTTGGTCGGCATTCGTGGCTACTACCGCGACAGCATGGGCGCGACCGGCAAGAACGACCGAGGCATCTATGACGATGCCCTCATCCTTGTCTCGCCCAATGTCCACGCCGCCTTCAACGCCAACGTTGATCCGGCCCGCAGCGGAAAGAATCCAAAGATCGGCAAAGGCTACGCATCGCTCAAGTCAGGCGTCTATCGCTACAAACTGGGCAAGCACGGCATTCGGAGCGGCAACCCTTACAAAGCTCTGGTCCAAGGCGATGCAGTCACCGTCCTGCGTGACGGCGGCAACGAAGAGACCGGCTTCTTCGGCATCAACATCCATCGCGGCGGAATCACCCGGACGAACAGCGAAGGATGCCAGACCCTGCCGCCCGCCCAGTGGCCCGCATTCATCTCCCTCGTTGAGTCCGAGATGAAAAGGAACAACGCCAAAACCGTCAGCTACGTTTTAACACACACAAGAAAGGACATCGCCTAATATGGCCAAAACAATCCCCCAACTCACAGCCCTCGGCGCCACGCCGGACGACACCGACAACCTTGTCATTGACGACGCTGGAGTGACGAAGCGCGTCACGGCGGCAGAACTCAAGGGCGACTGCGTGAGGTCGCAGAAAAACAACGCCTTGAGCACGACTGTCGGCACGCGCGTTGGCACGGCGACCAACCAGTTGCTCGGCTTTTGGAACGCAACGCCGGTTGACCAACCGGCACTGACGGCAGACCTGCTCGACAGTTTGCAGGAGGTTGGTCTTATTGCTTCGGGCGCTGGCAATACTCCGCTCAATCTGAGCAGTGGAGCGCTGACATGTGGAGCAATCACTTGTGGAGCCGTAAATGGCGGGGCAATCACTTGTGGAGCCGTAAATAGCGGAGAAATCACAGCCACAAGTTTCGCATCAGTGGCAAGCACTGGGGCAATTACAACCAACTCAACAACAAGCGGCATTGGATATGCTACTGGCGCGGGATCGACTGTTACGCAGGCAACGAGCAGAGGGCAGCCAGTTACGATAAATAGATTGTGCGGCAGTATCACAATGGTGAGCGCCGCCGGACAAACAGCGGCCGTAACATTTACGGTCAACAATTCTACAGTTGCCGCTACCGACGTAATAATAGTCAACCAAAGAAGCGGCACTAATACCTATGACTTGCTTGTTACGGCCGTTGCCGCCGGATCGTTCAACATTACATTTCGTTCCACCGGAGGCACAGCAACTGACGTTCCGGTCATCAACTTTGCTGTCATCAAGGCGGTCACTGCTTAATGGTGCTTGAAAGTCCAATACTGCGCGACGGCGATATCGGATTCATCGGCTATTCCAGCCGCTTGAATCCGGTGGCGCTGCCTGCTGGCATGCTCCAGATTTCGGAGAATATGAGGCTGGATCGTGGAGTGGCGGTTACGCGAAAGGGCGTCAAGCGACTAGCTGACAACATAGTTCCCGCTGGAACGCCTCTAACTGTTCCGTTTGTGTTGTCCGATCCGGCGCCCATCGTTCAGTCCGTATATACAGGAGGAATTTTTGGCTCGGCGGTTGTAAGGTCGCCAGACGAAGCAAATAGCATTGAGGCTGTAGTTCTTGCTGGGGCTGATCGCGCTTATCTTTATCTGCCTGAAGGGCTGACTACATCCGAGGCATGGACAGATGGAGTTCTCGCGGTAGATGGAACGGACAACCTAGTGACGAATACCGGCGATGAGATTGTTATATCTAGGTTTGTTCAAATTAGCTATCCCGCCACACCGAATGAGACGATAGATCCGACCGACAAGGTTTCGTTGGTGCAGGCATTTGACAGGCTCTATCTGTTCCGAGAAGCCGATGCTGCGCAGTCTGGCTACGAGACAAAATACACCACTGCGTCCGGCATTACGGTGTCTGGCTCCATGGCCACGGTCAACGTGACGGCACACGGCTATCCGCAGGGCGCTACGATCAGAATAGATGGAAGCACAGCACCGGCATTTTCTGGCCATGAATACAGGGTTCTTGGCACAAATCTAAACGCCAACTCGTTTGAAGTGTCCGTGCCAAGCGGCACAACGCCCGACGCATCGGCCAATATCAAGATCCGCCGCGTAAAGCCGCCTCTGTATTGGAGTATGAGTCCGACAACAGGCTTTGTCCGCGCCGAGACCGGCATCCCTGACGTTGGCATCACATACCGCAGGCTGCGTTCCTCGCCTTGGGCCAGCTACATAAACAACCGGCTGGTGATACCGGATGGAAAGCAGAACGTCATGCTGTCTGACGTTCTCGACCCCGATGTCTTTGATCCGTTCTGGCAGTCTTTCCGCATCGGAGTAGGCGGCAACGACAAGGTGATGGCGGTTCACCCATGGGTGGATGGCACGTTTCTTGTCTTCTGCCGCAAGTCGATATGGATTGCCTCGGTCAATCAGTTCGCCGCAACCAACGGTTCTGATTTTGAAGTGGACACCGCGATCAGCAAAATCGAGCTGCTGACCGACGAAATCGGATGCGCGGCACGGCGGACGATCCAGACGGCGGGCCAATACGTCTATTTCCTCTCGGACGCAGGAGTCTACCGCCTCGACAGCCGCCTCGACCTAAAATTGCGCGGAGATACCAAGCCTCTCAGCGACCCCATCGCCAACCAGCTTGAAAACCTCAACGCTGCGCTCGTTGAGAACTCTGTCGGACTGTATTTCAACAACCGATATTACTTGGCCGTCCCTCTCAGCTCTCCCAGCACCGGCAACAACAACGGCGTTTTTCTTTACAGCCAGCTAAACGAAGCATGGGAAACCAAAGACGTTTATGGCTTTGGCGTGGACAACTTTTTGGTGGTGGATGTCAGCGGCCAGCGGCGCGTTTTGGTCAGCAACCAAGCGGGCAAGCTCATGCTCTTGGACGAGGTCGAGGCTGGCGATCAGTCTGCCGATAGCACGGTGGATGTGACGACTCCGGTAGCGGGGCGCATTGTCACTCGGCGCTATGGCTTCGGCTCGATGAGCACAAAGCGATTCCTCCGCTCAGTGTCCGACGTTGTGCTTCCAGACACTTCGGCAATTTCGGTGGGTGCAACTTTATACAATCCAGATTCATCGCTGTCATTAGTTCCCGCACAAACCAACACGTCCGGCCTCGCAGAAGACTACACGCTCAAAAACCCCATTCGTCAAAAGGCGCACTACTGCGAACTGGAATTTCTAACCACGGCCAACCGGCCGGAAATCCGCAACGTCTCGATTGAGGCTGCTGCCGCAAGCGCACCGCAAACAGAGACGCGGCATGTAGCATAAACACTATGGCAACCGTTACCGTAACCCCAATTAAACAATTCGTCTCTGGCGAGACCGTGTTGGCATCCACCCTTAACCAGCTATCGACACCAACAGTGACTGTCAGCAGTATCGTCAATACTGACATTGCCAGCGCGGCCGACATTGCTGATAGCAAGTTGGCAACTATTTCCACGGCAGGAAAAGTGGCGAACAGTGCAACCACCGCGACCAGCGCAAACACTGCCAGCGCCATTGTTGCGCGTGATGCCAATGGGTCATTCATTGCCGGAAACGTCACGCTGGGCGGAAATCGTGTCGGCGCTGGATCTACGAGCGAGACATCAAACACGGTATGTGGCGGCGGCAGCCCATTGCAGCTTCTGACCACAGGCACGAACAATGTCGCTGTCGGCTTCGACGCGCTCAACAGAGTCACGTCAGGGACACGCAATGTGGCCGTGGGGCAAGAGTCCGCATACAATACAACAACTGGAACAAAGAACGCTGCATTCGGCGTTGTGGCGCTGAACAAGACGACCACCGGAGAATCGAACGTCGCCATCGGAGACGCCGCGCTTTTCTCTAACATAACAACGAGCTTCAACACGGCCGTTGGGGTGAATGCGCTCAACGCCCACACAACGAACGGCCTCAACACCGCTCTCGGCTATCAAGCAGCGGCATTTGTCACCAACCCGACCAACACAACGTCGCTCGGAGCCAACAGCACAGTCACCGGAAACAACCAAGTCCAACTCGGAGACTCGGCCACAACGACCTTTGCGTTTGGCGCCGTGCAAAACCGCTCGGACAGCCGCGACAAAGCCGACATCCGCGACACGCAACTCGGCTTAGACTTCATCAATGCCCTGCGTCCGGTGGACTTTAAGTGGGATCTGCGCGAAGACTACCGGCCGCCAACGCCGGTGCCGCCGCCGCTAAATGCCAGCGCGCCAGAGGTCGCCGCTTACGAGTCGGCCAAGGCGTCGTGGATCGAAGCGTGCAAGTTGTCAAACATCGCGCACACCGGAGAGCACAAGCGTTCACGCTACCACCACGGTCTTGTCGCGCAAGAGGTCAAAGCCGTCCTTGATGCACAAGAAATAGATTTCGGCGGCTTTCAAGACCACAAGGTCAAAGGTGGCGACGATGTTTTGAGCCTCGGCTACGAGGAACTGATCGCGCCACTCATCAAATCAATCCAACAACTCACCCTCCGCATCAACGCGCTGGAGGCATCCAACTAATAATACCATGAGAAGACAAGCCGTTGTCCGCCGCCCTCCCGCAAGACGCCGCCCGCAAGGGCCACGGCGGGGAACCAACATAAGTGCCCCAGCGATCGCCGCCGAAGGGCGTAATCTCGCCGCTGACAATGTCGGTTTCATCAACCAGAACCTACCGGCGACCGCCAACAACTTTAGCAACATCCAGCAGGGCCAGATTGACGAGCAGGCGAAGCGGCTGGACAACCAATATACGCAGGACGCGAGAAACATCGTTGGCGCTTCGCTATCTGATGCGCAGAGCGTGTCCGGCCTTGGCCAATCGCTGGCCAACCAGTCAGCCATCGGATTTCAAACGTCCGGTCCCACTGAAATTGAGCAGGAGCTTTACCGGCAGGGTCAGGCAGACTTGGCACTTGGCCGGTCGCTTTCGCCGGAGCAGATGCGCGACGCATCCCAATCGGCCCGCCAAGCATTCGCCGCGCGCGGGCTTGGCACAGGCATGGCAGCGGCCAGCGCAGAGCTGCTTAACCGCGACCGCTTCGCCTCACAGCGCCAAGCAGAGCGCCGACAATTTGCAGCGTCCGCCAACCAGATGCGCGAAGAAAACGTAATGAATCGCCGCGACGCGGCCGGTCGCCTCGGCGCGCTTGGCGGTGGACTGCTTGGAGATTCTGCCCGCGTGTTTCAAGCTGGCGCCACGACCCTCGCCAACCTCGACCCCTACTCCCGCGCAATGAGCGCCGGTATCAACATGGGTCAGTTCAGCGGCCAAGCCGCAGGCAACATGCTCAGCAACCAGCTCGGCGGGATGATCGACCTGTCTGGTAACGCGGCGACGTTTAATACGAATCGTCAGGACAGCCTTTACAATAATTACCAGAACAACCAAGCGGCGATCCGCTCGGCGAATATGCAGGCGAATGCGTCTAACAACTCTGGCATGATGGGGATGATTGGCGGGATCGGCGGCGGTGCAGTGATGGGCGTTGGCCTCGCTATCTAATGGAACAGCTCATTTCAGAAACATGCCGCAAGGTGGAACGCTGGCTCGCTGCCAGCGCCAACCCGGTAGTGCTCTGGAGCGGCGGCAAGGACAGCACCGCCATGCTGCACTTAATGCGCTTCAAGGTGGGCGTGAAGACGCCGGTGGTGCAGTGGCGGGAGCCGCGCTTCCGGCACCGTTACGCGCACTCCGACATGCTGGCGCAGGCTTGGGATCTTGAGATGTATGACTGGACGCCGCGGGCCTACGCGCTGACGGACGGCTACGACATCGAGACCGGCGTGCCGCGCTTTGATTTTGTGAAGTGCTACGAGATGGCGCCGAGCAAGGTGATGTTCCTCTGCCTCGGCACCGAAGAACCCCAACCGGAGGAGCTGGCCAGCGGTCGCTACCTCTGCGGTCTAGATGCGCTGAAGCGGCCGACCGGCACGTTCAACTTTCCTTGGGACGCCGCCTTCCACGGCCAGAAGTCGGCCGACGTGGATCTCATCAAGGGCCAAGTGCCGCTGGCGCAGGACGCCTTGGTGCAGGCCGGCGTGCCGACACAATACTATCCCATGCGCCACTGGAGCGATGCGGACGTGTGGAACTACCTTGAAGCCGAGGGCGTGCCGAACGACGAGACCCGCTACGAGAAGTCAGACGGCGTGTGGCAGCACCGGAAGGACAAATCGGCGAACTCGGACTACTACCCGGTGTGCTGGAGCTGTATCAACCGCCACCTCGGCGACACGGTCTGGTGCCCGAAGAACTCATGCGAGACGAACAACATATCTCATCTGGCCCCCTATGTGGACCTGACGAGCCAGGCGCAGGGCTTCCGCCCGACGTGGCAAGATTCGACTGTCAACGGTGTGGGGCATGCTGCTCTCACAAGTGGTCTTGGCCTGTCCTGCGACGGGACCGATCTGACGCTGCCGGCATCCCGCCATGGATGCTGCGCAACGACTACCCACTGATGAAGACAACCAACAGCAGATGCGTGGCGCTGACCGGCAAGGTCGGCTGCGAGGTGGGCTGCTCAATTTACAACAACCGACCGAACGCCTGCCGTGCGTTTGTGGCCGGATCAACCCTGTGCCTAGAGGCAAGGGCGGCGGCAGGAATCAAATAAGGAGAACAAAACTATGTTTAGCTATGCACCCCAAGAACCCGACCAAAGCGGACGCATCATCGCCCA